GGTCCCTTCCTTCTATAGTTTCTGATAGATGCTTTACCATAATCACTACGACCTTGATCTACCTTTGCTTCACTAACACCAGCACCTTTAGACATAGATGCTTTTAATGCTATATCAGTATAACCACTATCCTTAGCATCTTTCTTCAACCATTTCCTTGCCTTCTCATTCTCTTTAGCACGTTTCTCTAAAGCATTCTCGGCAATTGCTTTACCTTCTGGATCATATGAAGCAACAATATCTTGACCGGCACCTTGTCTTACTGCTTGCAATTTCTTATTAAGAACTTGCTTCTTTATCATTGCCTGTCTTTTTTCCTTTGCTTTAATAGCAGGATCTTCTTCCACCGGAGCAGTTTGTTCTTCTACAGATAAAACTTCACCACCCATCTCAGCAACTGCTTCTGAAATTTTAGGATTAATTTCAATCTTATTCTTTACTTTCTTTTCAGTTACTTCTTTCTCTGTCTTCTTTTCAGTCTCTGGTATAGCATCACTGATTTCACGTAAATCAGTTCTCCAGTTAGACAAAGATTCTTTTACACCTTCTTTACCACCTGGAACTCTTTTCCCTGCCCACTTTTCAATACGATCTTCTACCTTTTTCTTTGCTGCGGGATCTGCCTTACTTAGATCAGCAGTTCCTTTATATCCTTCTTTCTGCGTCTCAGCAGATTTACTCCACTTTTCTCTTTCCTGATCAATTTTATTTTCACCAGTATTATGTTTATAAATGGTATCTAAGTAAACCTTAGAGATATCATTCAATTTATTTGGAGAAATTCCTTCAGTCATGATGTCCCTACGTAATTAGATCTTTTCTATATCTATTTAGAAACTCTTTAAAATTTGATATCTTATCTTGACCAGCAACCATAGATTGGGCATATTTAAGATAACCTGAAGTTCCTACTAATGTATTTGGTTTGCCAGGAGCACGGTATTTACTATCATTACCATACTTCTGGGTCTTTTTAGTTGTTTTGTCGTCTTTATCCTCCATAACATCACGAATCCATGCTTTAAACATCATTTCTTCTTGAGTTACACAGATCAAATGGTTGGTTCCACGACGAATTACACGACCAACTAACCCAGTATTAAGGTGCTGAACCGTATCTCCAAGATTAAAAATCTCTTCATTTACATAACGATCTCTTAATCCCTTATGATCTAATCTAGGAGCAATTTGCCACAATTCATATCCTTCAGCAACTTTCGCATCTATTTTACTTTCATCCTTTACTGCTTTAACTGCTGCTTCTTTACTTGCCTTGATTCCCATGCCTTGACGAGTGGCATTAAAGAGTGCCATAGCGTCTGCATCACTGAATTTCTTAGGTGTTCCACTCCTAAATGACTTATAATCACCCTCTGATGCTGCTTTTCTGAGTTTAGAAGCAGACATTCCCTCTAATCCAGGTGCATCTGCGTCTCTAGTACCTGCAGATACTACTCTTATAAGGTCAAAATTATAGAGGTCTCCGTTATATTTTTGTGCTAAACTCTCAAATTCTGATTGTCTATCTGATCCTACAACAATATTAACATTCTGATATCCATCCTCATTTGCAGTGGTTAAGACATCAAATATAGACTTCATTTCAGGATCATTAATGATTTCTTCCTCAAAATCAGGGAACATCTTCCTCATATAAGAAGCTTTCATGTCAGGATCAATAGGATTCTTCTTAGGATCCTGAGTTCTAGAAGGATAAATCTTTAAATCTCCACCTGCAGCAGTCTTTTTCGCCATCTGAAGGAGTTTTTCATGACCAATTGTAGGTGGATTGAACCTTCCAAACACTACAGTAATGTCTTCTGTCTTTTCTGGAGCACCTTTTTCTGGTGGAGCTCCTGCTTTTGCTTTCTTTGGAGCAGGTGCTTGAGGTGCAGCAGCACGTTTCTTTGGCATTGCTGCCACTGCTGCTCCTGGTCTCCGAGGTTCGTCTTTCTCTCCTGCTTTATTATTCTTACCATAAAACTTGAGCTTACCACCCTCAGTTTTCGCAACAAACTCTCCACGGTTATCATACCAACCGCCATGACCGTCGCTTTTTAGATTTAACTTCAGTGCCTGTGCTGATGCAGCAGACGCTTCAGATAAAAATTGGGTAAAACTCTTCATTATTGACGCACTTTATACCTATATTTAGCGTCTTTATTAATAGACTTTATAGAAAACACTGGATTTATTAGTCTGAGAAGAAGCATAAAGATACATTTCTTTCATAACTTTATCAGCATCCACACCAGCACTCATCATCCAATTTAAAAATCTTAATCCAGCTAACTTACTAAATCTCCATGAAGCATCCTTGCTACGAATTTCTGCTTTTGCATCAGTTTCATTAGTAATCCATCCCTGAGAACCTTTACCCTTCAATAATTTATAAATTTCATCTGTAATTTTCTGTGCTTGAGGAGAATCTGGTTTACAGTCATTAAAATTTGGTTCATCTGGAATATTTTTAAAGTCCGCAGCCTTCAAAAGTTTTCTCGCAACCTCTCCTTTGATCTTCCCTTGTGCTGCATACTCACCTTTTAATTCAAATTGCCACTGCCCTTTTTTATCTCCACCAAAATTTCTTGCTTGGAAACTACCTTGTCTCTTATTACCCGTTGGTAGATAAACAAAGTAAACATCCATAGCGGAAAAGGCAGTTAATTCACTTAAAGTTTTCTGTTGCTGAAATGTTACATTCCCTGCTTTTTGAAGTTGATTTTTTCCAATCTCATTCATTACCACCCATCTAGCAGTGGGTCCTAATTTTTTTAAAGATATTCCTATTAAACTCCTAGGAGGAACATCCTTTCCAGCTTTATTTTTAATGGGAGTCGCACTAAATGCCTGAGCAATAAAATTATTCAAACAATCAATAGTATTTTCGTTGGCAAGTTCTGCTACTACTTTATCCTTACCTCTTACCATCCATATATCAGAAGGATTCCACTTATCTTCATTCTCTGGTGCTCCTTTTGATTTCTTAGCCCTATTAAATGCACCACTAATAGCTGCCTCAACTTTATTATCTCCTCTTACAAATTCCCATCCAGTCCCCTTCACTTCTTTGGCAATTTT